TAACAGTACAGGCACTAACTGGATGTTTCTTGGTTACCACAAAGATTTTGTGTTAGAAGTTTTTCAGCCAGCAAATGCTTCAACAGGAACAATGCTATCTTTTACGGGCATGTATAACCACACTTTGATGTTGGGTATGGGCGGCTACAACGCAAATACTGCCTTTGATGGCTTACAGTTTGCAAACAACTTTTACTCCGGCACAATTCAGGTCTACGGTTACAACTAAGGATTGCTATGACTGACAATAACGAAGTACCCTCAATCATTGTTCCTCTTACGCCTGAGGAAATTGCTGACCGTGAGCAAATGGCTATCTATAGCCAGCAACTCGCTTACGATTTTGTAGTGTCAAAGCGACAAGCAGGATACCAGCAAATATCTGACCCTATCTTTATGCAATATCAGCGTGGCGAAGCTACCGAGCAAGAATGGTTAGATGCCGTGCAAGCTGTAAAAGATGCCAACCCTTACCCTGTACAGGAGAGTGCCTAATGGCTAAAGATCTAATTGAGTATTACCGCGATGCTTCAGGGCTTCCCTTTGGGCTGGCTCTTGACGATTACATGTACGCATACTTCAAGACTGCCTCCGGCCTCGCTGATGGCCTGTCGCTGAATGACTACATGCGAGCATTTTACGAAGCTCAGACAGGGTATGCGGATCTCGACACTGGTGAGCGCATGTATTACGCGATCGAACTCGGTATTCCTGATAGCAGGCTTGCTGTTGACGATCTTCGACAAATGTTCTTGGATTCGCAGTAAACTAGGTTTATGACTGATTTAACCGATTTTCTGTCCAATCCTCCTAAGAGTGAAGGTCGCTGCAATATAAGCAAGTGGCTTTCAGAGCAGGATGATAAGTCTCGTGAGTCTTTTGTTAAGGCTCTCTTGAATCCCGAGTGGAGCATTGCTTCTCTGTGTATTGGCCTTCGCAAGTTTGGGCTTCATACCAGCGATGAAACTCTTCGCAAACACAGAAATGGAATGTGCCGTACTTGTGGACCTTTCTGAATATCTAAAAACCCCTCCCCCTACGTTAGCTACGCGCCAGCGCTCTACACACCCTAAGGGTTGGGAGCCGGGGGTCAAGTGGGATAATAACGAGGTTCGTTATGTGACCACGGATATCCTTCCTGCAATGGAGGGTGAGGTTGATTTCGCTAAGGCGATTACTGACATGGGTATCGAGGTCCCTGTCGGGTATCGTGTGCGAATTGCAGAAATGCGTTTTGATCCTGTTGCGTGGACTCGTGATGACCCGGAACAGAAGTTTGCAACGACCAAACCAGCGTGGCGTTACCGTTTCGTTATAGAACCTGACACATCTAGTCCGACTGTGGACGGTATTGCCATTTTGAACAGTTTGGCTCGAAAATCGAGGTCACAGAAGCCCGTCTCCGGGGAGAACACACTTGTCCTGAATATAAACGATACGCAGGCAGGTAAAGACACTGGAGGGGGCACTGAAGCCCTTATAGAGCGTATGGATCATTTCTTATCTCTTGCAGAGGCACGTATTACCGATGACCGGAAACAATTAGGCGATTTGGTCATTATGCTCGGCGGAGACCTCATTGAGGGCTGCTCGATCTATCCAAACCAGCAATGGCAGATCGATTTGGACATGCGTGGACAGATCCGAACCATGACCGGAATCCTCCTCCACAGCCTCGATAGGCTCGCAACCAAGTTTCCGACAGTACGTGTCGTAGCCGTACCCGGCAACCATGGCGAAAATCGTATCAACGGTAAACGTAACAACCGTCATGACAACATGGATCAGCTCTGCGCCGAAGCCACAGCAATGGCAGCAACCCGCGACTCCAAACTAGAGCACGTAAACTTCAACATTGCCTACGATCAGCCAGCCCTGACCACCGATATTCAAGGACACATCTATGCCCTCACACACGGAAGCATCTACGGCAAAGGCAATGGAGGCGACCCCGCATCCAAAGCGTACAACTGGTACAAGAACATGGCAGCTGCTCACCACCCTGTCGGAGATGCTACGGTCCTCGTGGGCAATCACTACCACCATGAGGTCATTCGTAACTTCGGGCAGCTCCTATTCGTACAGAATCCAGCCATGGATGGAGGAAGCCCTGAGTTCGAGGACTACTCAGGACAGTCAGCAGCCTCAGGAATGTCAAGCTGGGTCGTAACACCCGAATCTCGTTTCACCGGCTATGAGGTTCTAAGATAGAACTATGGATGGATACGATCTCGATGACACTCTTGCAGCAGTCAACTATAAGCAGGCAGGTTTCAAGAACCTATCCGATATTTATGCAAGTGCTCCAGTCATATACACTCCAGACTCGCCTTTCGTTATTATCACTGCTCGATCTATCCGTAGTAGGGCAGACAAATTGGCTACCGACAAGTGGGTACGGGAAAACATGCCTAACTGTCGAAAGGTGTACTACGTATCAGGCGCTGACATCGACAAACAAAAGGCTGACATTGTGCGTAGATTGCACCTAGCCACTTACACAGATAACAACTCTAAGCACATCACCGCTATGAAGCCTATGTTGCCGGGAGTAAAATTCTTCCTGATGCAGAATGGCAAGCGAACACCCATCTAAGGTATAAGCTACGATACACTCGTAGTATGGAAACTTCACTCAACCGTTCGTCAACGGTTTGGAACTCCGACCTTGGAGAGTTCGTTAGTGATGCCCACGCGCACCTCGCACAGGTATTACAGGACTACAAACCGACTCTATCTCTCGTATACATCCCCGTCAAAGACCGCGACGAAACAGACACAAAGCCGTGGGCCATTCTCGATAGCCCCGCAAACATGGCTCCTCACATCATCCGCTACATGAGCGATGAAGAGATGCAAAAGCCTGCTGAGGTGTTGTCGTGGATCTTTGAGGGCGACCTTACAAAGCACCGCCCAGACGACGTATTTGCCCGCATGGAGGCAAAACGCGCTGCGGAAGAGCTGATGAACTTGAAGAAGCAAGAAGAAGAACTCGCTGACCACATGGAACTTATTGAGTTTGCGGCTAAAACCAATAAGAACACGTGGTGGCACAACGGAAAGAAGTACCAAGCATGAGCTATGGAGCTAAGACCCGCCTCGTTTCTGAGGTTATTACCGCTGTACAGCGCCAGTTCGGTGACGAGTCTGGTGTGCAGCTAGAAAACGCGGATGTGATCCGTTGGATCAACGACGCACAAGACGTTATTGTTGCTAAAAACAAGGTTTTGAAGGCTAAAAGCTCTACGCCTTCGGTAGCTGAGCAGGGTTCGTACACTTTTCCATCCGATAACATCCACCAAGTAGAGTCGATCCACTATGACGGTGTGCGTATTCCTAACATGAGCTTCCCTGAAGCTGAGGAGCACATCTTCCAAGCGGATCCTTTAGCTGTCGCTACCGGCATCCCCGTGCTGTGGTACGAATGGGCAGGAACTTTCACGTTCTGGCCAGCCCCCAATGACGTAAAAACCATTGATCTTTACTACACTCAGCGCCCAGCGCCTGTAGATGCCACTTCGGACGTATTATCGGTTCCCGACAAGTATTATCAGGATGTCGTACGTTACTGCCTACAGCAGGCGTACGAGATGGATGAAGACATGGCCAACTCTCAGGCCAAAGCTCAACAGTTTGACGCTTCACTGAATGAAAAGTCTGAGGAAGAACGTACCGCTCAGAACATGACGTACGAGAAGATTACTGTTTACAACGACTACGAGTGGTAGGAGCCTAAATGCCCGGTGAGGCTATACAGATCGGGCCGTTTACTGGCGGCCTCAACACGTTCAGCGACCCTACTGCGATCGCTGACAATGAGCTTGTCGTATGTGAAAACTTTGAGTTAGACCTCGACGGATCTTTAAAGTCACGTCCTCCTTTTGCCTACCGCAACATTAATATGCCTTTGGGTGCTTCGGGCAACGCAAACATTCTTGGGTACTTTTACGGCCCCGGTAACGTGCCCTACCTTATTGCTTCTGATGGCTTGTCGAAAACGTACTATTTCAGCGGATCGGCGTGGGTTCTTATTACCAACACGTTTGCCGCGACCTCAATGGCGCAGTTCGACAACAAAGCTTGGCTGCTGGCACCGTACGGATCAACTAACCCCGGCGGTTACTGGGAACCTGCGGGCGGTTTCGTAGCTGAAACTGAGATGCCTCGTGGTGACACGATCGTGGCTCACAAGCAGCGTCTGTGGGTTGCTGGTGGTCGTGACGCGTTGCTCAATGCTACGACAATGTACTACTCCAACGTACTTGGATCGGCTCCATTCTGGCCTACCTTTAGCTCGACAACTAACACCGTAAAGATCGGATCCGGTGACGGTCAGGCTATTGTGCGTTTGGCTGTGTACTATAACTCGCTCGTAATCTTCCGTACTAATTCGATCTATTCTTACCAGTTCTTGAGCGATCCCGGTGTAGGTACGATCTCGCTGCTCGTTCCTAACATTGGTTTGTCAGATAAGAAGTCTTTTGTTGCGTACGAGAACTACATCTATTTCATGTATGACGAGCGTGGATACGAGTTTGTAAACAACCGCGCCCAGCAGATCAATCAGCGTGTACCGTTTGTGTCGGGATCGCGTACCGGTATTGACGAGTCTCAAGCACGATCCGTGTCGCTATTCAATAACCGAATCATCTTCAGTTACTTCAATTATCTGTACGTGTTTGGTTTGCGTACCCGCACATGGAGTGTGTGGCAATCGCCTACACAGGGCTCGATCGGTGAGATCTTCTCTGCTGTTACTGACAATGATTTTGAGGAAGCTATCCTGTTTAGTTCCGCTGTAGTACCTGCTGGTGGGTCCCGCGTAGCGAAGACTTTGCACATGTCTGATGTTGTCGGATCTGATCAAGAAGCTTTTACTTGTGTAGCTCAAACTAAAAACTTCAATTACCAGTCAAGCTCTTCATACAAGCGCTTGTTCTGGTGGGGTGTTGATGCTATTTTCCGTGGTACTGTGACAGCTACAGTTACTCCTATTACCTTCAACACGTCTGTAACGTGGGCTCAGTTAGCTTCGTACACGTGGGCATCTATCGCAGCGTTTGACTGGTCACAGCCAGCTATTCCCGGTGCTGACGTGCAGACAGTTAGAAACACTGCCAGCGGTACAGCTGTGCGAAAGTTCGTAAAGTTCTTGAAGGCTTTGCGTTTCCGACAGGTGAACTATCGTTTGGAGTTTGACACTGACGGATCTGTGTCGTCTGCCCCTGTCCGTTTGTTCTCTTTGATGACGTATGTCAGATCTCACCAAAGAGTCTCGAAAACTGTCACATAGGCGGTATGATTTTATTATGAAACCCTCACGTTTTACGAATCAAATGGCTACGGCCGGTGCCCCTCAAGGTGGCGCTGGTTTTAGCTCGTATGCTGCGGGAAAGAAGTCTTATGGCGGCGGGCGACCAATGCCTAATTTAGGTAAGGTGCAGAATAAGGCCGGTTACGCTATGCGTGATGGCAAGATGGCTGCTCGTCGTGATGCTCTTATGCGTCGTTCTGGAGGAATGTAATGGCTATGAAGCCTAGCTCAAAATTTAGCAAGATGGTAGCGGATAAGCCTAAGCCTAAACCTACCCCTTACCGTATCCCTATGAGTGAGGCAGCTAAGAACCCTCCTCCCGGAATGAAGAACCCTCAAGGATTCATTGTCGGGGAGCCTGATCCAATGACTCAGAAAACCAACCAAACTATCACTGACGCTCGCCGTGCAGCTCTCTTGAAGGGAATCAAGCGTAAATAATGTCTGGTGCATTGAAGCTCATTTTGGAAATGGGCGGTGAAAGCGAATCAGAGGGCTCTGTTGAGTGCCCTAAGTGTGGCTCGATGCAGGAAGCTGAAGACAAGTACTGCTGTGACTGCGGCGCTAAAATGCCCGCACCAGCTAAGGCTGTAGCGTCTGCGCGTAAGGATGCTTTGTCAAAGATGGCTATGCCCGAAGTACCTGAGGAGGACTAATGCCTTTCAAGTCTGATGCTCAGCGTCGTTTCATGTATGCGACAGATCCTAAGCTTGCCGCTAAGTGGGCTAAGGAAACTCCGAAAGGTAAGAACCTTCCCGAAAAAGTGAAGGCTCGTAAGAAGGCTCTGGCCTCTAAAGCTAAGGCAGGTAAGTAATGGCTACTAACACTTCTGGATACGGTGGCGCTCAGTACGCTGCATTGAGCAAGCCTTCCGCTCCTACTAACGTAAAGAATGTCGGTGCTCGTGCTGCCGCTGCCCGTCAAGAAGCAGCTTTGACTTCTTACGCGGTACCTACGCCGACTCCTACCCCTACTCCTACTCCGGCAGCTGACACAAATGTGTCGAACTACCTAGCTGACGCTACTCCTATAGCAGCAGCTCAGCCTGACGTTACCGAAGAAACTCTGAAGAAGACTGCTGAGTACATGGCTCGTGAGCGGGCTCTTCAGTCTGCCCTCGATCTGTTTGGGGCTAACCAAGCTACTGATCTTTCTCGTTACAACGAAAATTACAACAAGAACTTGACTGATCTTGGATGGCAGGCTGACACAAATAACTGGGATTACGGTCAGCTGTTGTCGTCTGGTCAGCGAGCTACTGAGGCCGGTAAGGGATTTAATGCTCTTGCTAATGACTACGCTGCTCGTGGCATGTTGCAGTCGGGTGCTTATCAGGCTGCTCGTAATATCTTCCAGAACCAGTTGAATGAGAAGCGGGGTCTTATCGAAAAGGGTAAGACTACTTTTGGTGAGGATCAGCAGAAGGCTCGTACTCAGTTGTTGGCTCAGCAGGAACAGGAGCGTACTCAGGCTTTGGCGGATGCTCGTGCCGCAATTCTAGGTGGAATGGGAGCTTAATCATGGCTGAGAAGGATAAGAAGTACCCAAATACTACTCAAATGCTGTTTGGCGGTAGTGCTCAGAAACAACTTGGCCTAGCTGGAGTACCTGCTCCTCTTGCTGCTGAGGCAGCTAAGGTAGTTAAAAGAGGACAGGGACCTAAGCGTCCTGCGGGTACAATGGGCTCTGCGGATGCTATGGAGCGTACGCTTAAAGCGTCTAAAAAGGGTCGTCCTTCTTATGGTCGTTCTCAGGCACCTGCTGCGACAGATGGGCAGTCTCAAGAGGACTGGCTTGCTGCGATGATAGGAGGCGGCGGTGGCGGAGGATCTCGCCGTACCTATTCTGACGAGCAAGTTGCCGCTAGTGAGGCTAAGCTTCGTGCGCTGTATGGCCGTTATGCACAAGATATTCTTGATCAGCAGGGAAACATCAACACCAATTATGCAACTGGTGCTACTAACCTTGGCAGCATCTACGACACTGCTGTCGATAACGTAAACAAGTCTTACGACGCTGCTCGTGCTGAGCAGACTCGACAGCTGTTGGCTCTTGGCATGACTGAGCAAACCCCTACTCAGAGCTTTGGTAACCAGACTAGTGATGTCGGATCGTTTGAGCGTCTTCGTGCTGCTGTGCTTGCACAGAACGAGGCTTCTCGTAACAACGCTATTACTAACCAGCGTCTTGCTTCTGAGGCAGCTACTCGTGAAGGCAATCAGCAGATTGCTCAGACTGTTGCTCAGATGCAGCAAGCCATGACTAACTACGGTGGCGGTGGAGGCGGCGGTCTATCTGCTAAGGATTACGCTACCTTGAAGCTTCGTGAGATGGAGATGGGCCAGAACGCAGAGATCGCGGCAGCTAAGCTCGCTAACCAAGGTCAAAGTACTCGTGTTGACGGGGGCGCTATTCTGAACAACATTATGAAGGCAAACCCATCTCTTAGCCTTGATCAAGCTATTCAGGTGGCTAAGATTCGGTAGTATTGAGGAATGGCCTCTCGTAAACCGTTCTCTCAATACTTAGCTGAAGCTAAGAATAAGTATGGCGTTGCTAACGCTCCGGCTAAGCAAACTTTTACGCCTATTGCTAACGCGCCTGCAACTAAAAAGGGTACGCCTGAAGACTTTTTGTCGACAGCTATAGATATTGCTTCGCGTCCTCTTTACGGAGTTACTGAGACTATTCAGTCAGCTGCTGAGTGGGCGGCTAAGGCACAGACTGGTGAGCCTTATGACGTAGCTGCCGAGGTAGGTAAGACTATTTCTGCCCCTATTCGTGGACTTCTTTCTACGAATAAAGATGACAAGCCTATGACTAGCGACTTGATTGAGCAGGTTACGGATGTTGTGGGTAATACTCGCTCTGGGTATGTCAACGTTAAAGACAACTTAGATCCTGTCGCTAAGGGCGTTATCGGTTTTGCTGGTGACGTAGCTCTTGACCCGCTTACGTATATTCCTTTGGCTGGTATCGCTGCCGTTGCTACTAAAGCAAGTACAAAGCTAGGTTTGGCAGCTGCTAAGGGGGCTAAGGCTACTGGTGAGATTGCTCCTGAGGTTATTGATGCGGCGGAGGCTATCTCTAAGCAGGCAGATGTAGCTAAGACCGAGGGCAAGGCTCCAACAGTTGTCCCTCCGGCGGAGGCTCAGGTAGTTAGCGATCTACAGGAATCGGTAAGTGTTCCAGCTAAGGCCCCGAAGCCTGTGAAGCAAGAGGCTCCGGCTCCTGTTATTCCGGCTTCTGTGGACGAGCAGATCGCTGCGGCTCCTATGAACAAGAAACTTCAGCAGACTCTCAAGTCTTTGATCAAGCCTATTGACGAGGCCCCCACTAAGGTTGCTGAGAAGGTCGCTAAGGCTGCCGCTCCTGCCTCTGTAAAGACTTTGAAGGGCTACAAGACTTCTTACCTTGACAATGTAGCTAACGGCGCTGAGGACGTTCTTGTAAAGATCGACAACATTGAGCAGCCTTTGTCATCTGCTATGGCAGCTACAGGCCTCAAGGCTAAGCAAGCTGTAAACGATCACTTTGCCCGATTCCAGTATCTTTATGGCAAGACTGGTGGCCGTGTTGACGAGGCTAACCGCCTGATCAATACTGACGGTATTACTGCCGGGCAGTTCCTTGAGTACAAGGCAATGATGGATCCGACATGGGTCGGTGCCAAGATCGGTGAGAAATACATCACTGCTGGTGACATCGCCAAGATGGTTCGTGGCGGGGCGGCTCCTTCTGAGATTGCAGATGTTGTTGGTCAGGTTAGTAAGAACATGCCTGACGAGCTTGCTGCGATGCAGGCTAAGTATGCTACTCAACCCACAAGCGTCACTCCTAAGGCTGAACTAAAGATTGATCCTTTTGGTGCTCGTTTCCGTTCTACTTTGGAGACTGCTGAGGGCGCTAAGATTTCTAAGCTTCTTGGTAAGCAGTTGACGGCTAACTTGAAGCGACGTGCTGGCGGATCTGCTGGGTCCTTTGAGGGGGCTGTACAGAGCCTGTTAAAGCTTCTCAACAACCAGCGTTCTTTGAACAACTTTGTCGATGCCAAGTCTATTCAGGCTATTGACCGTGCCGTTATGGATCTGCTGGGCATTGACGTAGCTGGAACTAACCTTGCACGCCGACAGGCTGTTTCTACTGTCGGTACTGCTAAGGGCGCACGTATTGCGGATGCTGTCGATAATGGCCTCACTGCTGAGGACGGTTTCCGTCTGGCTGGATTCAATGACAAAGAAGCTATGGACCTTGCCAAGCTTATTGCTCCAGTACTGAAGAAGTTTACTGACGTTACTGGCTATAAGGCTGGCCGTAGTGCTACCGGCGTAGCTTTGAAGAAGACTAAGGCTGGCACTATCGGTAAGCGTGAGCGTGAGTTCAACACTCGTGACGCGTGGACTGTTACGAAGCTTATTACTAACAAGGCTGCTGAGCTGGCTGACTCTGCTAAGAATGAATTTGGCCGTAAGCTGTATGGCCGTGAGCGTGCTGATTACGTAAAGCAGTACGTGATGCGCCGTATGGCTATGACTGAAGCAATGCTTGACCAGATGGGTATCCCTCTGTGGATGGGCGTTGGCGCTAATCGTGTTCAGTTGTCGATGACTCAGGCTGTCTCTATTTTGAACGAGCTTGACTCTGATTTGGTCAACATGGTTCTGTTCAATGCTGGTACTCGTACTGTTACGACAAACATTTATGACGCTGTTGCTGAGATTGTTCGTCGTGGGGATGATGTTACTGACGCTGAGCTGACAGCGATTCTCCGCAAGTCTGAAGGTGAAGGCGTGTACAACGCTTTTGTTAGCGGAGGTAAGTACCACTTTGCTAACAAGGCTGAGCGAGCTAAGACTAAGAACCGTATCCAGACCGTGCCTGCTGACAAGATCGTAGAGCGTACGATTGCTGTTCTGCGTGAAGGTAAAGATACTCTCCGCGCTACTAACGCAAGCAACGCAGCTAACTACCTAAAGCGTTTCAATCAAGAAGCTAGTGATCTTAGCAACGAAGTAATTACTAAGCTTGTTGCTTTTATGAACGATCCTCTTAAGGTTGCGGATGCTTTGAAACTTCTTGATAATTACGTCAAGGAGATCGACAACGCCGCTAAGTCTGAGTGGGCTATGGACCTGTCGAAGATCGCAGCTAAGATCGGTGTGACAACACGTCTGCCATTTGGTGCTGAGGTTTCTGGCAAAGCAGCTACTCGTGTGCGTAAGACTGCTCAAGCTGCTGAGAAGGAAGCTCCTAAGGCTCCTGCTGCGGAGAAGGCGGCTAAGACGCAGAAGGCTGTTCAGGAAGATCTGAAAGCTCCTGCTGACGAGGCAGCTAAGGTTTCTGATGAAGCGTACCAAAGCAACTCTGAGTTTGGTCGTGAGACTGCTGAGGAAGCTGCATCGACTAAGGCGCATGGCGCTGTTATGGGCGACGTTATTCGCCGCATGAACCCGCTGCTGACGATGTTTAGCCGTCATCACGGTATGGAGACGATCAGCGAAGTTATCCACGACATGAGTGTCGGTTTCAAGGAACTTCGCGGTAACTTTACTCGTCGTCTAAACATCTTGAACAAGAAACACTCTGGTCTTGTTGACGGTTTTGGTGTGTCTAAGATTTCTAAGGTTTTCAACGAGATTCAGCGTGGCATGAAATCTTCTCCTGAGGACGAGGTTCTTCGTGCAGATCTTGAGAACGTCATCTCTGAACTGTTTGACCACACTAAGGCAAACTCTCTGAGCGACCTTCAGAGCATCGGCGGTCTCGGACCTGACGTATTTGCTGATTATCTTCGACAGGTAAAGCTGCACGAGATTATTGGCCGTGATCGTGAAGCTATCTTTGATCTTGAAAAGTTCAACAAGATGGTCAAAGACGGCGAAGCCACTGACATGTGGGACGCGATGTCTCGTGAGTGGACTCAGATGGACATCAAGGATCCTATCGATTTCTTGGGTCGTTGGCAGGCTGCTTTGATCATGGCTAACACTGATGGCGCTTTGGCGCACGGTGCGTTGTCTAAGTTCCGTGAGATTCCCGGAGCTGTCGTAAACAAGAAGACTCCCGGATATGTACGCCTTGACGAGTACGGCGGAAAGCTTGGACCTTTCATTCCTTCTAAGACGTTTGTTCGTGAAGATCTGGCTGACCAGTTCCAGCGCATGTCTGAGTTTGTTTCTGAGGCTCGTGTAGCTGGCGGTCCTGTAGGTGAGTGGCTTCAGAAGACGCTGTTCCCGTTGCAGGACACTTGGAAGTACTTGATTACACTTCCTCGCCCCGGTCACCACATTCGTAACATGATCGGTGATGCTTCGCTTACGTTCATGGCTGAGGGCGTACGTTACGCTCACAAGGCTGGTGTCGATGCGTTCAAGGTTATGGCGTACGGTCGCCGTAACTACACTGACATGGACCTGCTTGCGGCTCTCCGTAAGGAAGGTGTAGACAAGCTTCCTACCAACGCTGACGTTATCAGCAACGGTAAGTATGGCGAGGTCCGTATGGACGAGTTCTATGAAGAGCTCAACAAGCGTGGTCTGTTGCCTAAGTTCTTCATCACTGAAGATATTGAAGCGACAGCTCAGGGCGCTTTGAAGCGTGGACTCGACAAGGTTTCCTTCCGTGGAGGCAAGGCTGAAGAGTTCCTAGGTACCATCTCAGAAGGCCGTGACCACTACGCCCGTATCCAGCACGCTCTTCAGTACATGTACAAGATGCAGAAGCCGGGCAAGTTCGATCCTAAGTTTGCTTCTAAGGAAGCAATGTTTGAGGCTATGGCTAAGCAGGTCAAGCGTTACCACCCCGACAGCTCTATGCTTACCCCGTTCGAGGCTAAGTATCTGCGTCCGATCATTCCGTTCTACAGCTGGTTGCGTGGCGCTTTGCCTGCGATTGTTGTGTCGGCTGCGATCCGTCCGGGCCGTGCAATGGTATTCCCTAAGGCTTCGTACAACATGGCTGTAGCTATGGGTGTAGATCCTAACTCTTTGTCGGATCCTTTCCCTGACGATCAGCTGTTCCCTGAGTTTATTACTAAGCAAGCAACCGGCCCTATTGCTCAGTTCGATGGTAAGTACTACACCATCAATCCCGGTATTGCCAACATCGACGTAAGTAATGACTTCGGTACAGACCCAGTAAAGGCGATGCTTGGCATGATTTCGCCCATCCTTCGCTTGCCTGTCGAGCTCGCTACTGGAACAAAGCTTGATACTGGATCGAAGATCAAGGATGTTTCTGAGTACCTTGATTCCAACATTCCCGGTATCAACTACGTTTCTAACATCTCTGGCTACTCAACTACCGGATCTATTGCAGGTATCTTGTCAGGACAAGGCCCAGATATTCAGCGTGCTGTTGAAAAGGGTACGAAGGAAGACAGCGATAAGGTTATTTCTTTTGTAAACTGGATGACAGGTCTAGGCCTAGGAAACATCTCAAAACAAAACCTTATCGATCTTGCAGAGATTGAGAAGAGGAACCGCGAAGGAGTACAACGTGCAGGATTCTAATGTCTGAGCAAGTATGGACTATTTTGATCCAGTTCGTTATCGGCCCTGTGGCTGTACTTGTTGTCGGTTGGATCTTGAATAAAGAGATCAAGAAGACTAAGCAAGAGATCACTAACTCACACCCGCAACATTTGCGTGATGACTTAGATGCGAAGTTTGCTTTGGTGTTTGCCAAGTTGGACACCAGCGCAAGCCTTGTGGCTAATGTCGATGACAAGCTTGATGATCACATTGAAACCTATAAGCGTGATTCCAGTACTGTGTTTGGTACGTTGGCAGACCATGAGAGCCGTCTGACTGGCCAAGCTGGGAAGCTTCGTAGAGTAGCTAAGAAATAAGAATGGGCCCCCCGAACCGACACGGGGGGCCCTTACAGTTAGGACTACTGCACGTTCTAATTATAGCTCTTTTAGAGTCGGTGGCTCAATTATGTTGTTAGCGACAAGCCAGTAAATTCCTATGTTGTAGGCATCTATTTCGTGGCTTAGTTTGTGGTTGCTTGGCGGCTTAATCCCTGAGTACATTGAGCCGAGTGTTTTGGCTTGTACAGTTGCCAGCTCAAACTGTACATCATGCAGAAACGCATGGTACTTGAGCGCTCCAATGACCTGTACTGCTTGGAAGCGACTGCCTGTTTGCTGTGCTTGCTTACCTGCACGTAGACGATAGTCTTCCACGACAATGTGCTTGATATGTTTCAAATCGCGCAACATTCCAAGCATTTCATCGAACTTTGCTTGGTCTTTAGCTACGAACACTCCGTTGCTATGAAACAAGGCAAAGCCGGTTGTGTCTCCGGGATCAACGACGAGTATCACGATTGTTCCAAGCGTAGATGATTAGTCCGATGGCTACTGCTAGCGACAGGTATCCGAATGATGCTAGTGTGAACTCCATCATTCGTAGAACCTAAAGCATAGGGCGCAGGGGTCTCCGCCGTCTTCCCATTCAGCTTCTTCCTCGCCTGTCCAAGGCACACCATCGTGTGTCTGGCAGAACGCGTCACTGATCCAACCGTTGTCGTAGCCTACTTTGAGCCACTGACGTTTTGCGGATACATCTTCGATGTCTTCGATCCAGTCTGCATGTTCCATTGTTTTACCTATCTGTGAATTTGTCGGTGGTATAGAATCCTTCACCTTTGAAGGACGTGGGCACAGCTCCAAACTTTTTTATCATTTCTTTCCCACATGTGTGACATTGCTGTGCATGATTCCCATTTAGGGGAATCGTAAGTGTCAAAATTTTGTCGCAATTTTTACATTTATAGTCATAGGTTGGCATCTGATTTAATCCTTTCAATTTCGCGCTGAATGTACCAAACAGCTTTTTCTAGGTCCTGTATTTCCATAGCTGGGTCTTTAGCTCCAGCTCGTGCAATGTACTTGACTGCATTTCCTCGACAAAAGTTGAGTTGCTCTGTCAGCTGTATCACTTCGATTCCTTTGAATCGTGTGTAGTGAGATGGATGATTCACTACATCTTCTACAGCGTTGGTGTCTGGAGAACTAAGCCATTCTCCGCAATCTAAGCATCTAGCTGAGGTCGTGCTAAAGCTTTCAATGTGTGGGTGGCGGCAGTAATTAGTTACTTGCACGTCGGATATTTTATTGCTCATTATCTTCTCTCTCTTACTGTTGCCTCTACTGCGAACTTTACATCAAAGTCCTTAGGTTCTACGTCTTCCATCAAGTTGAGGATACGTTCTGAGTATTCTTCTAGCTTTTCTGTTTTGATCTCCCACACCAGCGAGTCGTGGACTTGCAGGAGTAGGCGACATTCGGGGTTGTCGATCTGCTCGAAGGCTCGTACCATGACTCGTTCTACGATGTCGGCTGCTCCTCCTTGAATGATCGAGTTGAGAGCCTTGTAGGACTCTTTGGGGTTGGGGAAGTGACGGAAGCGTCCGGACCAGATCCGTACCTTGCCGTTTTCTTCTGCTCGTGAGGTGGCTACGTCCGACAGGTTCTTGAATCGTGGGTAGGTGCGGAAGTAGTTTTCTCGTAGTTCTTTTGCTCGTGGCTGATCGACACCGAACGCTGCCATGATGCGCTTCTCGCCTGCGCCGTACTGCATGGAGTAGACAAGGGTCTTGGTGTCTTGTCGGGTCATGCCTAGCTGTGCGCTCATTTCGTCGAAGATATCGCGGCCTTCGTTGAATACTGCCTTGAGTGCTTCTTCTCCTGCGTATGCGGTTCCTAGGCGTAGTTCGAGCTGGCTGTAGTCGAACTCGACAAGGGTGTATCCGTCCTTGGGGATGAAGCAGGCTTTGACTTGACCGTTCCACGGCTTGTCTGATTGCTTGGGTACTTGTTGCAGGTTGGGCTCAGCGCAGCTCAGGCGACCCGATACGGTGCCGTGTGTCTTGTAGGAGCAACGCAGACGACCATCGCTATCAACGAGCTCAAGATAAGGCTTGTATGAGGCGCTGATGGCTTTTGACCAGCCACGGAATTCTTTGATCAGGTTAGCTACGGGGCTATCGATCTGTTCCAGCAGGACTTCGTACTCTTCCATAGCGAACTTGTCGAAGCTTGGCTTGCCTGTCTTCTTAGATTTCTTTACGACAGGTAGCCCGAGTGTCTCGACAAGGAGGTAGTGCATGTCTTTATTACTTGCAGGGTTTACGCCTAACTCGGCCTTGATCTCTTCGATCCGGGCCTCGCCTACTTGCACCATATTTTGTGCCAGTTGCTGATCGATCTTGATGCCGCGCCTACGCATGTGCATAAGTACCCGGATAAGTTTCTGCTTCTCGTCCCACACGTCTAAAGGAATTGCGTACCACTCAGCGTGGTGAACTAACCGATCCCAGATACGCCACGTAGTGACAGCATCCGCTATCGCATAGTCAGAGATCATCTCAGGCGTAGTGTTGCGCCAGCCTGTCTTCTTCTCCTTGCTAATCTCAGGGGTATCTATCTTCCCCTGCTCACCAAGGTAACGAATTGATAACTGTGCCAAAGACTTCTGGATCGGATCATTCTCGTCGACCATATTCGCCATTGTCAGAATGTCCCAGAACTGATTGTCAGATACTTCTATGCCAATGCTCTCAAGGGCAAGTACGTCAAACTGTACGTTAGCGAATATGAACTGTCGTTCAGGCATCTCTAGTACGTACTTGAGCTTGTCGAACGTCTCCTGTGAGATGTTCTCTCCTACCTCGTGCCATAACGGATAATAGGCAGACACTGGCTTACCGTTTATGACGGCGGCAATGGAGATGCCAATACAATGATCTTTACCACCGACACAGTTGAGCCCTGTGGTTTCTGTATCCACTGCGACTGGTACGCGTGGGTTTTCGTATAAGTCACGAAGAACATCGTCGTCCTTAGATGTTGAGAGGACCATTGTCTCCCCTTCCAAACTGTTGCTGAAGCTTGTCAAAGTCCATACCAAAGGTTAGGTATTCGTCACGGTGAATCTCGAATGGCTCAGGCGTAGGCCCGAGGCGGTTCTTGATCATCGTGACAGCTACGTTCTCCTGCGTTGTGGCGTGCAAGTTCATCACGAAGTCTGCATCGGTAGCGATGTAGGTCGAGCCGTACACGTCTGACAGCTCGACAGACTTCTTCTGGGCATCGTTAGGCTTCTTACGGTTGTGGTGAATCACCAGCAGAGAAGTGTTGTACTTAGCCCTAATGTTCGACAGGTAATGGATCAAGCTCTTCACTGCCTGTTCGTCTGTCAGCTCCTTCGAGCTGATCTTCTGCAACGAGTCAATGATCAGCACGTCCGGCATGTACTCGTCCATCAAGTTGGACAAGAACTGCTGGCCCTGCTCAGTATCCAGCGGAATCGGGGTACCGAACGGGGCAACGAGGAAGTTGCGGTTAAGCATCTTCTTGTCGGGGTAACTGTTAGCGATCAGGCTCAGGAAGTGGTTTAGAGGCGGCTTACCCATCTCCAAGCTAAGCAAAAGCACCTTCTTGGCACCGCCGATGTTATTCCATTTGAGGAACTTCTCGTGGCCTAGGGCGAGTTGTGCGCCCATCTGGATAGCGAGCGTGGTCTTACCTACACCGGGGTGTGCTACGAGCAGGCCGAAGCCTCCTGTGGCGAATAGGTCTTCGAGCATCCAGTTGATCTTGAACTCGGTGTTTATGAAGTCGTCGAAACCCCACACCATCTTGGTTGCTTCGGTACCGTCGACAGGTTTCTGCTGTTGCAGGAGCGCCGACATTGCTAGATCGCTGAGCGATCCTGAGTAGCCGTGCTTCTGTCGTGCACGATCAATGAGCGGGATCAGGTAGCGTGTCTCACGATCACGGCGGGCAGTGTACTTGCCCCAGCGATTGTCGATGTCGACAAGGACAGCCATGATCTGTGGATCGGTCCAGCCTTGCTCAGCGCCGTAGTAGGCCATACGTGCCATCGCGGTGCTGCGATCAAATAGTTTGCCCCCATCGTCGTCGACCATGATTGCTTGCTCACGTGTGGTGTTGAACAGATCATTCATGTCTGTTGTCCACTTAGCGAGTGTGCGTACCTCGTCGATCGTAGGCATGGCCTCTTCGAGGACCTTGTTAGATACGACTACCTTGGCTGATGTTACGTGACCGAAGTCGTCTAGGTTGTAGGTCTTCACTGATCCCACTCCTTGATGATTACGGGCAGTCCACGCTTGTAGTTGGTTGTTTTGATTGGGCGCAGTAGTTGGTCTGCGTCCCAGCCTGACGTGTCAGCGTTGAGTACGTAGGCGATTGCTCGGTTGCGATCTTCGAGCATAGAGATGTCTGTTAGGAATTCGCTGAGTTTCCAGTAGCAGTGTTGATGACCTTCAAGAGATGATTGCACAATGAGTGTGGGGCGAGGGACGTTATCGTCCCAGTTCTCCGGAGCGTTCCCGTCAAAGTCGACCCAGAGCACCCAGCTACCCAGCACTGAATCCTTTTTAGGACTTGCTTTTGCGAAGATGGCTGGGCTGTAGAAGACGTTTGCTTTGAGGGCGGTGTGCTTGAGGACATAGCGGATCACTCCTGCTTTCTGTCGAGGCCACTCGAACATGGCTCCCTGCCAGTCGGTAGGGCCATAAGGTTCGGGCTGAATAGGGAGATACACGAAGCCTTCAGTGTCTGACCAGATGTAGTCGAAGAAGTCACTGAGCTCTTGTGTTGCAAGATCCATTGTCGGTTGTCCAATCTAAATAAGTGTCCCGCCCCGTAGTTCCCATACTTATTGTGAATAAAATGGGGCGGGACACTCAGTATATGTTACGCGAAGGGGTTGGAGACAGCAGTAGCCGGAGCTGCTGCCTTTGCCTTTGGTAGGGATCCGTCAGATCCAGCAACCTTGAAGTTGCGGATGTTCTGGTATTCCTTACCGTCCTTGCCCTTCGTGGTGCGGAGCTCGAATGTTCCACGGATGCCGACAAGATCGTCACGACCTACGGTGTTGGCATCTTCTGGTGCTACGCCCAGCGACACGAGGCGCTGCTTGTAGAAACCGAGACGGGTTGCTTCCTGATCAGTTGGGTTGGTTGGGTCTTTTGGAAGTGAGAACAGTTCGCTGTAGTCCTTACCGTTGTCACCAATCAGGTACTTGAAGATGATCCAAGACTTGTCAGGGTGGTTCTTGGAACCTTCCTGAATGTACACATCTCCAACTACGAACTCGTAGATGTCGTCTGCGGGGCGGCCGTAGCCTTCTGGTGCCTCGACGTTTGACAGATCTACGTTGTATTCTTCTAGCAAACTAGCCATTTTATTTACCTTTTATCTTTCTTGTTAAGCGACGACGATCGGTTCGTCGTCTTCTTCAATTTCTTCCGCAACGGGGATGCCGTCAGTCGGAAGCTCGTCAGGTACGAAGTCGTCGTTAACTTCTACCTTGACAAGATCGGATGCCATGTGGTCTCCCTTTACCCAAGAGGAGACAGTGTTGACAAAATCGATGGAGTCAGTCTTGTAAGCAAGGCCACCAATACGTGACTTGGCTTCGACAAGAGCTGATGGCTGTGACTGTACCTGTCGGGCGTAGATTACTTCTCCGCCCTTGAGGGATGTCTCAGCTGTGCAGTATGCGGTTAGGTGCATAAGCTTCTGGAGCTCGCCCAGCAACTTGTCTGGGAAGTCAGGCTTCTGTACCTTGACCTTGCGGTGATCTACTTTTTCCTTAGCGTGAGCCACAAGGATAACGTGGAGATCGGGTACCTCATGTAGCTGAATGATTGCTTTGCGTACGAGTTCCTTCTGTGGGTAGTAGTCAGTCCAGTCTGCGGTGATGTCTGGGATCTCGTCGTCTTTGGTGCCGGTGCGATCACGGAGTACTCGGTCGAGTACGTCGTTAGCGATCGATGATAGCTCGTCAATGACGATGACATTAACACCTTCAAGAACACCCTTGCGGTTGTCTCGTAGAGCGGATGCGAGTGCGGGGAGATCTCCGTATTCCTCGAATGGAATTCGGACGGTATTGTGCAATAGTGCGGGGATGTTTTCAAGTGACACCCAGCCATCTGCTGAGTCGACATAAAGTACTTTGCCTCCGTTGCTGAGCTTGTGAGCCAAGCCCATTGCAAGGGTGGTTTTACCGACACCGGGAGGGCCGTACAACATTCCCATGAAGTTCTTGTCTACTGTTTGGTGTTCTAGGTCTGACATGCGGCTGAAGAGCATGTCGAGTTTTGACTTGGTAGCCATTAGTTTTCTACTTCCTCTGATACCTCAAACGATTTACGTTCTCTGATTTTGTATTCTGTTTCGATCATTAGCTTACTGTTACCGCCGGACAATTCGGTACGGCAGATGTCCAAGAATGAACATGACTGACACACCATCTTGTTAGCGACACGGTAAGCGTGCTCGTCCTGCTGTTCTTCGCTCATGGACTTGATAGCCATGATGTCGTTTGCTACCGCGATCTGCTCACGGAAGACCTGAGTAACTCGTGCTGATTCAGGCTTGACATCAAGCCACTGGATCATTGACTCTGCGTCAGGTTCTTTGAGCTTACGGGTACGGATCATGTTGTAAGCGCCGTGATCGACCTTGTAGTTCAGTGCACGTAGGGCACCGATGTATTTGGGGATCTGTGGTTGCATGATCGATGCTTCGTAGTTGTAGAAGTCATAGACAAACTTGTGGTCGATGACAACGATCTTGCCTTCTGGTGAGCGTGCAAGGATATCTACGACAAATGGGTACTGCGATTGTGTGTCGGGATCGTACTCAAGATTGAACGCTTTCTCTACGCCTAGGATCTCCCAGCCTTCCTTTACGAGGGGCTCGTTAGGGAAGTAGATGTCGAAGAGTGTGTCGAAGATGTTTGCACGGTTGGCAGGGATGTCTACCTGTTGACGTAGTTCGTCAGCTTCTGCCTTAGCAACTGCAAGCGACACATCAAAGCTCTGGCCATCGAGGATGTTCTTGTAGAACACTTCGAGGATCTTGTGGCCAGCGGTACCCATAGCAAGCGCGGCTGATTCACGTACGCGCTGGAGGCTTTTGGTATATCCGTAGTAGTGCTTACGGCGACAGAGCAGGTAGCTGTCAACTTCTGAGTGGCTTACAGATGGCATTAGATTCCCTTCAGTACGTAGTCGCGGTACTCACGAGCTACAGATAGCGCTTCTACAATGTCGTAGTGTGCACGGTGCTTACCGTAGTTCTCTACGTGGTGATCAATGTACACCGAGTTGAAGAAGGTCTTGAGTGTGGTCACATCGTAGGTACGGTGCGACAGGAGGCGTGCCAGACGTGGCATGTGCTCGTTGATGAAGCCCAGATCGAAGTGGACACTGAAGCCAGCGACCATGATGATCTCTTCGAGGCCTGTCTCATTGAGCTGTGCCATGATCTGATCCTCGATGTCTTCGAGTCGCATAAGCGTCTTTGCTTCGTCGATCTCAGCTAGGAGGCCAGAGTTACGGTGCATCTCTAACACTTCTGGTGTCTGTGTCAGCTGTACCCATGCGGATGGGGAGATCTGGCACACGTGAGTGTATACGTCATCGATAGTGACGAGAGAGTTGTCGGTGATTGTCCAAGCAACTTCGAGGATGTGATCATCTACTGGGCTTAGACCGGTGGTTTCTAAATCGATCCAGAGTAACATTGTCGGTTCTTCTTTCTACTTTTACTTTTATCTTTTTATTTGAGGAGGCGGGGGTCGGACGGATTGGGGGACATCCGACCCCCGCGAAAGGAGGCCAATGAAGTGCCTATGAATAACTTACCATACTATTTGTTCTTTGTGCTCCAAAAGATTTCATTTTCTTCAATTTCGTCTTTTGTAGCCAAAGTTTCGGGGTCATGCTTTGTCCATTCGTGCTCAGGCAGGGGTAGGAATGTCTTTGTTCCGTCGATCTTTCCATCGTCACGTGTTGGACGCTTACCGTAGAACTTGTCATTCGCGGCGTGCCATCTGTGGTGACAATAGGCACATATTCTATGAGCGTTACCGGGGGAATTCTCCAACGTGTTTTTGTCAGGGCCGTGGTGTACGTCACCTTGTACAAGTTCACCTTCGCCACCTTTCTTTGAGGATAGTTTGTTGTTATCACATCCGATAATGGGTACGACACCGCCACCAGCGTTCTTGAGTCCCGCCCATTCGCAGATCATGCCATCGAAGATCGGGTACAACATCGCAGCTCGTTTACGTCCGGCCGACAGTACATCGTTTATATCCTCTGGAGCGGATACTGGGCGACCGATCTCTCGACCCATCGCTACTTCTGTCTCACGGATCTCTAGACAGCAACACTTGTACATTGCTTCGATCGGGGTGAGATCGTAGCACTCTTCATGCAAACCTGTGATGCACGCCCAGCATGTCTCGATTTCCATTACAGGATCTCTCCGCTTTCGATAGCCTCACGTAGGTTGGTCATAACATCTTCCTTAGGTTCGTCGATCATTGTGTCGGTGAATTCTCCAATGAGCTGTTCTTTACGGTAGATGGTGTTAGACATCCACGTATCAATGGTACCGGGGATGCGGTACACATATACGTCTGTCTCTTCGCTCTGACCCATACGAGCTGATCGTGCGTAGGCTTGGTCGCGCTTGCCGGGGTTCCATTCCTCGTCAAGGATGTGTGTCTTGGTGATGCTGGTCAAATTGAGGCCGACACCGCCGGTCTTGTAGTTGCATAGCAGGATGTCCCACTTAGGTGCTTCGCCCTTGGCACGGTAGAAGTTTGTCTTGATCTCGGATCGAAGATCGGTAGGTGTGTCGCCGTCAAGACGTACTACACGTAGGCCTTCTTTAGCGATGCGCTTCTCCAGCTCAGCAAGTGCTGTCTTGAATTGGCTAAACACTACCTGTCGGTGGCCGTCAATGTGGTGGATCTTGAGGTTCTCAATCAAGCGATCCATCTTGGCGCTCTCCTGTACTTCGTCACCTACTGAGAAGACTACGTTGCCGTCTTCGTCCTTCATCTCGATACCTCCCGGCCATACGTTTGCTTGACGCTTACGTGTGACCAACGCGATCAAGTGCATGACGGTCATGCGCTGACCGCTGTCAAGCAGGATCGATGCAGCTTTCGACAGCTGGGTAATGGTTCGCCATTGCAACGGGTAGGCGTGCTTGTCGAGATCGACAGGGATCACGTGCACGTGCTGATCGGGGATCACTACGCCTGCATCCTCGTAGGTACGTGCTAAGAAACGGCCTTCGATCAGGGGTTTCAGGTTAGCCACAGCACCGGGACGGAATTCCCACTTACCTGTGTGGTAGTTCTCCTTGCAGTATGTGGATAAGAATTGATTGACACTCTTGAATAGGATCGGGTCACATAGGTGAAGCAGTGCGTAAATGTCTTCGGGGCTGTTGAGGATAGGGGTACCTGTCGTAAACAGGGTGTACTTGATTGACTTGGTGTTAAGGAATTCCTCAAGCGGGTTTGTGTATGACTTATCCACAGGGTCGCCAGCTTTCCAACCGCAGTGCGGGCAAGGCTTGAGGATACGTCGATCGAGGCTGTGCTTCTGTGGTTCGTAGATCCCCTTGATGTGGTTGTCACATGCAGGGCAGGTGTTGTCTGCAAACGTGAGCATCTTGATTGACTTGAAGTTAGCAGAGCGCGTGTTCTTGAGCGCGTGAGCTTCATCGACGATCAGGGCATCTGCCTGCCAGCACATGAGCTTGGCAAGCACGTCAGTGTCTCGTCGCCAGATCTCATAGTTGACAACGATCATGCCCTCGTCACGTGCCAGCATCTCGTCAAGCATCTCGTGCCTACGCTTAGGTGTCTTCTTGTAGAGCGAGATCACGTGACGGTGTGGAGCGAGCGTCATAGCTTCTCCCGCCCACTGGTCACAGATGTCAGCAGGTACGACAACGATCACACGCTTAGCTTCGACAAGATCGAGCCAACCGATCGATTGCCACGTCTTACCTAGTCCGGGCACGTCACCTAATACCCAGCGCTGAGCGACAGCGCCAAACATTACGCCTTTCTTCTGGTGTGGCAGGATCCCGTCCCACCACACACGCCCCTGTGCCATGCGCTCGAACTTAGCTTTGAGCTCCTCAGCTTGAGCTGAGACATACTCGGCCTGTTCACGCGAAGCTTCTAGTGCTTCTTCACGTTCGAGTTCTTTACGCGCGTCAGCTACTGCTTTGCGCATCATCTGCGTATAGCGGTCACTGTCGGTACGTGCCTTGAGGATCTTATCGAGCTCTTTAGTTTGCTCAGCTAGTTGCTCCTCGATACGGATGCGCTCAGCTTCGAGCTCGATCAGTTTCTGACGTGTCTCTTCTACGGTCATTTGACTAGCTTGAATTCGTCATAGATCTCAGGCTCACGCTCTTGCTCGAACGCGTCATTGATCTCGTTCTCTTGAGCTATGTAGCATGCTTCTGCAAACGTGATCGCTTCGAGCTCGAATAGGGTGCTTGACTTGTTGCCTTCGTAGTTTTCTATTGCCCAGAATTTGAATGTGCTCATAGTCCTGCTCCAATGATCATGCCGGTAGCGATCAAAGCAGCACCGGTGACGACAGAAGCTAGCACTGTAGCCACAATAGGAAGCATGTTCTCGTATCTACGTGGAGCGATAGACATAGGTTGCCAGTGCTCTGCTACGTGCGCTGTAGCTGGTACAGGATCAGGAAGCAGTGCCTCATAGTCTGTAGGAATATCTACACTGATCGTAGGGATCTCGCCGGTATCAGTAATTTCTAGTGGCTCAATTTTCTTTGGCATTATCTTTTTTCCTTTACTGTTTGTCATTAGCTTACTCTGTCTCTGTGAGGATCTCATACCAATCAGGCTTGTCTGCCACATTGTAGAGATCATAAGCGAGCTGTGCCAGCACGCCAGAAGCGGTACCAAAGCGTAACGCTAGCTCACCGGGGCTCACACCCGGCGCGATCTCGCTCTTAGCAAGAAGCGACACAATAGCCTCACGGTTCTTGTTCCATTCAGCACTGATCTGTGAGCTGGTGGTGCCGGTCACGGTGTAGTCCAGCCCGTCATTCTTGCTCTGCACTCGGCGCTCATTGTCGAGTTCCCCTAGCGCATAATGCTTAGGGTTGCCGTGTCCGATCGTGACCAGCTCGGCCTGTACTATCGCTTGACGTACGGCCTCGTAGCTCTTACCTAGCGCAAGTGCAATCTCTTTAGTTGTCATAGCTGTGCCAGCTACGCGCAGTAGCTCTCTTACTGCTACTACTGTCTTATTACTTACGTGTGTTGCCATTAGTACCCCTTGATAAAGTTGATGAAGATCATCTGGTGAATGATCAGGTAAAGTCCGATAGCTACCGCTACCCAGAGAAGTTTCTCAGCCATAGGTCAGCTCTCCAAACACTGCGTATTGCAGGATAATGTCACCGACACAGGCATCTGGATCTTCGATGTCTAGGCGGGTACCGCAGTGTCCTGCGCTCTCATTGAGCGCTTTTGCGTAGCCGTTAGCTAGTTGCTTGAGGCTAACGTCGTGCCACTCTTCTGCCTCGTGATCGTAGACACAGAAATCTTGCGGGTTAGGCTTCCACTCCGGTGTCCATAGGTGGATACTCTCGCCGTCAATGTCGCGGATCTCTGAGCACCAATACGTGCTTCCCGCGCCGTCTGATCCCCACACTGCTTCCCACAGCTTGAGCATGTCGATGTCGATCGTTACTGGTATTTTCATTGTCTGTACTCCTTGATCATTGCGTCGATTGTTGCGATTGTCTGAATGTGCCCTAGGTGCCCGGTGTAATGATCCCATAACACCGCTTCGATACTGTCCACGATCGCGGTCTGCGGATCGTGAGCCAGTGGCGCGTCCGGTATGTGTGTAATCATGCGTAGCTCACAGGCTCGTAGGCGGGCAGAGCTCGAAGTCCTAGCTGGATCTCACCGGGCATAGCCTTGAGCTCTTCTGCCGGGTAGTCTGCCAGCGGGGTAGAGAAGTCCTCGACAGAAGCTGTCCACCAGCTGTCAAGCTCGTCATATTGCCCGTCCTCGCCAAAGAATTCAAGGATATTCTGCCACTGGCGGGCGTTACCCCGTAGCACTGGGATATTCACGATCTCGTGGAAGTTACCCCCGAGAGATTGAATATCGCCCGCCGAGCTGATCTCCAGCTCGTGAGCGAGCACTTTGAGTCTCCCGTCGATCACGTAGAGATTGAGATCATAAGTCCTAGTTTGCATTGTTTACTCGTTTCTCGATAATGGCTAACGCTTCACGAAGTCCGCGTGCCTTGATGTTCTCAGCTGGATCGGTCGATTCATTGCAGGCGTTATACGCCATTGTGATGTCTACCGCAATATTCATTGTTGCCTGCGCTATCCCGTCAAGGTAGCTCAGAGATTTAGGTGCGTAGCTCATTTGTTACTCCATTCGATTGATCGCCCCAGCACGGTCATTTCTTTAGGGCGGTATCCAATAATCGTTTCGGGCGAGATCCACTGCCCGGCAACACGTGACCATTCACGCCTGCCTAACGCGGTCTGAGTAGGTAGCGCCCCGGTTATTAAGTTCTGTACCCAGTAACCGACAGGTGCCTGTCCAATAATTACGTGGTGCTGATCCCCCAGCTGGGGGATCAGTACAACATCACCAATACGTGCCATTGTTATGCACCTACCTTGGCATCAGCGACACGCTGGTACGCTTCGCTAGCTTCGCGCTCAGCATCTTGCCATAGGCGCTGTGCCTTGAGGAACTCCTGCTCTAAGTTACTGGCGGTGTAACGTGCCTGTTCGAGCTGTGCCTCAGCTACCCGCAAGGGGTTAGCGATCTCTGCGTAATTGTCGTCGATCCACTGCTGGAGTTTTGCCCGGGCAGACTTAGAGAAGTCGACAGAGTAGGGCGTGTCCAGCACGTAGCGCCCGCTAGTGCTGAGAGCTACACGGAAGTAGCTATATTTCACGCCGTTGATCTCGATCGTCTCTTGATCTTCGCCATACTCACGGGGCTTAGGGGTGCTCACGCCGTCAGCATTAGTGACCAGCGCTTTAGCGGGTACACAGTAGCCGGAGCCGTCGCCGTGTACAGTGACCGCGATCGAGCCGTAAGGGGTCTGGTGCAAGGTGTAGTTAGTCATTACAGTGTCCTATTTCTGTGTGTCGGTTAGTTGTTGTCGGGTGAGATCAAGCTGGGGATATACGTATCGCAATAGATACAGGTCAAGTCGGGGCTAGGTTCGTCACATGCCCGGCAATAGTAAAGTTTGGTCGAGTATTTCATGGCCGGTTTTCCTTAGTTGAATGAAATCGAGTGAATGGTGAACGGGTCACTCAGAACCATGCGGTCGAATTCCTCTAGCGCCCGGTTAGGGGTGCACGTCATAGTGCCATAGTCGAATTCGAGCGTGACAGTGCTCGCCCCATATTTCTGTGCAAACTTTAGAATCGTCTGCATGTCTGAGAATTTCATAACGTGTCCTAACTTGTTGATCCCGTGTCGGCGGGAGAACTTGCGGGCGAAGTACCCGCATAAATCACAATACAGTATTTGACAGTACTGTCAAGTATTGAAATACAGTTTATTTATTTTTTTATCCCTAATCACCTGGGGTCTAGCTCCGGATCTTGCAGTATTGAAAAACAGTTGTATTTCCCTAGTAATTATTACGTGCTACCCTCTAGGGAGGGTAGCACGTAATAATAGATATAAAGATAAGCCCCCAGCAGATAAGCCGGGGGCTTTTGTCATGCCCGGCGCTAGCCACGTGATCGCGGATCATGTCCGCAAGATCTCGCAAGATCTCGCAAATACCGGTCATTCGTCAGAGATCGCGAAGTTCTAAGCGCGTAGCGCGTTTGTCCACTCTTTGCTTCCTGAGGGCGCTAGACCAATAGTCTAGACTTTTAGTCCAAGCATGCGTGCAGATCGTCCACTTGCTTCCTGAGAGCGCTTTTGAGCTCGACAAAGCATAAAGATACCCCCGTCGCCCTAGGGGGCGCGGGGGTATCTGTAAGGGGTTAAAGTTTGTGTATCTTACCTGTGTAGTCACCGGGGCGCGTGTACCCTAGCAAGGTAAAGCCGTGCTTGAAATAGTCGCTATAACGCTCATATATTTCGTTCAAGACACGTTCACGTCCGTAACGTCCGTCGACATAGTAAATGGCATCCGTGCCTAGCACCGCCCCGATAGTGTCACCGGGACGGGCTAGTTCGATAAATAAGGTACCGGGCAGGCCAGAGCGCGACATTAGTCTTCCTCCCCGTCCGATACGTAAGGCACGCCAATTTCTTCAACCATGTAAATAGCCTCTGACCAATCAGATGCCCGATCCATGTCGATAAGTGCCTTGCAGAGACATTCGGACAGGGTGTAACCGGAATAGTGCTCTAGGTGAGTAAGGTACGTGCCGTCTTCCTCATCCTCAGACAATGAGATGACATTCTCATAGCCCTCAACGGTAATCGTCTCGCGGTTGAATACAACCTCAAGGCGTACGTCTTCCTCAGGGAAGACAAATTTCTGACGTGACATGATATTTCCCAATCTGCCGGGGGTTGAACCGGCTAGTAATAAAGTTAGCGCAAATAGCAAGCAAGCAGGATAGTCCACTTGCTTCCTTAGTAGTTAAGAAAGGTGGGGGCTCCCGAAGGAGCCCCCGATTGGGTGAACTATTCCTGCCACTCTTCATCGAGTTCGAGGTCCCACTCGTGGAGATAACCAAGGTCATCGCCCCATTCGGTCTGACGCATGTTCTTGCGAGCCACACGAGCATCGTGAGCGATGCCGGGCATAACGTCGATGAACGAGTCGTGAACGTCGGCCAGAGCCTCGAACATGGTGCCAGACACAGAGCCCATGTCGGCCTCAGCGTCTGCGACGCTAATGAGAAGCTCCGCCATCAGGCGCATCGTGTGCTCGTTACGCTTCATAGCCTCGTAAAGACGCTGTGCGACCAGCGCATCGTTTGGCTCGTTCTCCTGTGCGGTGAAGTCCGCGGTGTATCCAGACATGATTACCCAATCTGTCGCTGGGGCACTTCCCCGGTGCGACAAGTCAATTCAAGCACAAGCGTGCAGACAGCGCGATAGTCCACTTGATTCCTTAGAAGAAAGAAAAAAGAGAGGGGGCTTGCGCCCCCTCTCAGTTAGTGGATCACATCCACTGATGTGGTTGCAATCTGTGCAATGCCTTGACGGATAAGGTGGTGGCATCCGGCAGACGCGGCGCTGGTGATTGGACCGGGAACCGCATACACATGACGACCAAATGCATGAGCCGCATCAGCAACCACGAGCGAACCGGAACGGTAGCCCGCCTCAGTCACGAGCGTAGTGTAGGTTGCCAGACCCAAGAACTCGTTACGCTGTGCGAACTGCTCTCGTGTTGGTGGTGTGTTGTCATCGTGAGCAGACACAACCACACCGCCCGCCTCAATCACGCGACGGAACAAAACGTCGTGGCCAGAGGGGTAGAAAACCCCAATGCCTCCAGACAACCACACGACAGGCTGAGACTCACAAGCGAGAGCCGCACGGATTGCCATGCCCTCGATACCGTACGCCCCGCCCGAAGCGATGATTGTGCTGGGGTTATCGTGCAAGATGTCAGACACGATTTGCATTGTGATGTGCTCACCGTATCCGGTAGACGCACGGCTACCTGTGACAACAAGCCCGGAGGTTGACAGGTCAGACAACAGTTCCAGATTTCCAATCGCGTGCAAACGCTCAGGGACTGCCGAGGCTGGCAGGTCAAGCAACCCAACAGGGAAGTGTGCTTCGTCGTCACGTTCGATAGTGACCGATTCAAATGTAGACATGATTACCCAATCATTAGTTTGTATCGAGACAGATGTCCCGACCCCCCAAGTCTAAACCCCAATGATGTTGTTCGCGCTTTGTCCATTTGCTTGGGTATAAGGGGTAATTCGTGTGTTTTTTCACGAACCTCTAGTAAGTTAATCCGTACTTCCCGTACGTCTCGTACATGCGGTAAGTTGATGTCAACAGTAACCCTTTATGGGATACTTTGTGCTATCTTTAGAGGTAAGTTAGCCCTAGAAGGAGAAGATCATGGCTGTAACCCCCAAGAAAGACGCCCCTACCCCTGAGATCGTGCGTGAGGAAGCAAAGACTTTTGTTCAGCCTAAGAAGGCTAAGGTTCCTGTGCATGGTGACGTGAAGACCAAGAAGGTTGCTGTTGATAGCCAGATCGTTGAAGTTGTCGAATCTGCCCGCTACCCACGCAATGAGCAGTCCGAAAACTACCGCGTAGAAGTACTGGCACCATTGACCGGTATTCCACAGGTACGTATCGCCCCTGTCGGATGGGTTGGTCCTGCACCTTTGATTATTCCTGAATCCCGCATTGACGAACTCATTCAACTGTTGACGGCGATCCGATGAACCGCGACTTCTACTCTGGCCTATCCGTTGGCATGTCAGTGTCACTGCTGATTGTGGTGCTTGTTGAGCTTGTTATCAAACTTGGAGGATTCTAGTGATGACTGACGCTAAGGAGTACATCCTCCGACAGACCGCGCACAAGTTTTACCCTCGTGCGACAGAGATCAAGACGGGCATGTTGCCGGATCCGTGGATTGGTTTTCAGCATGACGGTATAACCTGCGAAGTGCATGTGCCTCGCTCGATTCCTTTGGACCATTTTGAGGAAGAGGCGTGGCAGCAGTTCGCTAAGCTGAAGCGTGATGTGCAAATGAATGATGTTGCAACGACACCTATTGATGTGATTGTAGTTAAGGATGCTGGAAACTAACCCGTACGCACATCTGCGTAAGAAAGCCGGATACGTTCAGCGCCGCTTCTGCGACGACTACGAATTCGCCAAGCAGACCATTATTATGATCGAGCATGGCACCTATCCGGAACTGTCGGATCGCATGGTTCGCGCCATTGAAGAAGCCTGCTACCACGCAGGAGTGGATCCTCACCACGAACTCGAACGTGAATACGGTAAAAAGACAGTTCAGGGCGCGTATGAGGCGTGGCGTAAAGATCAGCGAGCCCGCACCACCACCATTGTGAACAAGTACATTCCAGATAACGGAATGGATGATGTGGCTCCTATGGCGAAGTTTGTCAAGGAGACGATCGGTACGGTGCAAGGTTTTGCGAAAGTGATCAAGGTTCCGCCTGCTACGCTGTTGCGATATACGCGTGGTGAGCAGGATCTGATGCCTTCGAGTATTCGTCACGCTTTGATCGAGTGCAACTATGGCTGGCTTGACTCGCTTGAGAAGGCCCAGTTTGAGTGGAAGGAGCGTCGTGGAGAACTTTATTGAGCAGCCGGGGAAGATTCTGGTTCGTGATCCTAAGGCAGGATTTAAACCTGTTGCTACTCCTGACGGCTTCACTGATACTCAGTTCCGTAACGCTGTAGCTGCGACGTATACGCATTATCGTCAGACAGGGAAGCTTCCCACTGTCACTGATCTGGTGAAGGTCAATGGATCAATCACAGCGAAAACGTACAGCTCGCTTTTACTAACTGACGAGTTCAAGGCGGCTTTGTCGTATCGCGGTATCGAGTGGGATGAAGAGGCTGGCCTATCGCTTGAGCAGCAGTCTGTGTTGTTGATGTTGCAGGACTTTACTGATCGCCGCAGTTTGGGCGTAAAGTTGAAAGAGTTGGGCGTGCCTATGGCGCGTTATCAAGCGTGGCTTCGACACCCACTGTTTCGGAAGGCGGTTAACGATAATGCTGAGATGGCGTTACAGGAAGCCGTTGCACCTGCCATTACCGCGTTGGCGGGTAAAGCTGCTGCTGGCGAGGATCGCGCTATCGAGAAGGTGCTCGAAATTTCGGGCCGATGGAATCCGAACGCTCAAAGCGTGGAAGATGCGCGTACTGTCGTTATGGCGCTGGTAGAGGCCATTATTAAGCATGTGAAGGATCCTGAGGTGAAGCGAGCCATTATGAGTGAAGTTTCACTAAAGAAGGGTACACTGGAAGCATTGGATTCTTAAGGAGCATCCCGTGGCAACTACCACCTCTAAACTTGCGCTGACTAAGCCTGATACTAGCGATCTTGTCGACATTGCGGTTCTGAACCAGAACTCTGACAAGCTAGATGCAGCTGTCGGCGCTACCGTATGTACCTCTGCTACTCGTCCGTCCTCTCCATGGAACGGAATGATCATTTACGAAACGGACACTAACGCAGGTTACGTGTATCGTTCGTCTACTACTTCGTGGCTTCCGATCGCTTCTGGTGCGACTGTGTGTACTTCGTCGACACGTCCTAGCGCTCCTTACGCTGGTCAGATCATCTTTGAGACAAACACTTTCAAGACTCTTGTGTACGCAAGCAGCTCATGGCAGGAAGTTGTTAGCCAAGCTGTGACTAAGAACTTTTCTACTTACACTGTTGCGGATGCAACTGCTCGTGATGCACTGTTTCCTTCTCCTGTGCAAGGCAACGCTGTTTGGCGCACCGATAAAGGTTGGGAAGAGCGATATTTTGGCCTTTACAATTCCAGCACTAACCCCGGAGGGGCGACTCCAGCAGGCTGGTACCCCGTATCAGGCAATATGCCTAAGGCTTCTGTCCTTAAGTCTGGAAACACGACACTTACAGGTGGCGCTTGGTCAGTACTAAATGGAAGCGGATTATTTGCTTCTTATGTTACGCCTGTTGGAATGGACGATTTTTACGCCACATCTGCTGACGGCTGCTTTAAAGCTCCTATAACAGGTGTTTACCGAGTATCTTTAATGATTCACACAGACACCATAACTTCTACTGGTCCTCAAGCTTGGGTAGTAGATAAAAACAACACCTCCGCGGCAGCTAACTACGGAGATACGGTTCTTTTGTTCTCGGCCGCAAATACTGGAAACACTTCGTGGACCACAGCTACTGGAGGACACAACCTTATTAAGTTGTCTGCTAACGATAAGTTACGTATTCACGTATACAACTACGGAGCAGCTATTCAATTTACTGGCGACTCTTACTCTGTTTTTAGCCTTGAGTGGGTAGGTGTAGCTAAGTAATGGCTAACATCTATTGGCCCTTTGACACCTCTTGCGTAAGCGAGTGGTGTGGAGGCTATGCAGACGTTCGTTCAGGTATTCACATGGGTACTGACTTTGCTGTGCCTCAGGGAACTGAACTACGAGCAACTACCGACGGAAGCATCCGTGTCTACCTAGACAACAACGGGCACGGCACAGGTGTAGACATCACTAACGACAATGGCATTGTTATCCGTAACTGGCACTTGTCGCAGGTAAACGTCTCTAACGGAGACTACGTAACAGCAGGTCAGGTTATTGGTTTGACTGGTGGCAGAGCTGGTACGTGGGGCGCTGGAAACAGTACCGGACCGCACCTTCACTGGGAGCTTCGCGACAACGCACGATTCAACGACATCGGATGGATCGATCCACGCGGACTAACCATTTACAGTTTTGACGGCTCAGCTCCCGCTCCAAGCCCCGCACCTTCTGTCGGAGCTCAAGGCGAAGGTATTCGCGGTCAGGGCGCTGACTGGACCTACTGGGTACCCGGCGTTAACGATCAGATGACAGTACAGTCACGTTTGTTTGAACGCGGACTGTACTCTGGCCCTATCGATGGAGATCTTGCTTCAGACGCTTCCGTTCGCGCAATCAAGATGGCCTGTGGCCAGCTCGGCTATTTCGACCTAACCTACTGGGACGGAGCAATCAACAAGAATCTTGTCTACGGTATGCTCTTGTTGGCGCAGAACCACGGCGGATACTCAGGCTGGAACAACCTGTTTACTGACGGCTATGTGTGGGCGGCGTTTGACACTGGCGTAGTAAACGCGATTGCTGTACCTACTCCTGTAGAGCCTACGCCTCCAGTAACTCCGACACCGGAGCCCGCCCCAGTACCTGCCCCAGAGCCCGTCAAACCTGACGTAAAGCCAGAAGATAAAGAACACAAGGAGAAACCTGTGGAACCAATTACTCCAATTAGTAAAGAAGAAATTCAAGCAAAGCTAGACGCTCAACAGGCTCTTGTAGCCCCCCTCAAACCAGCTGATCTAGGAAATATCATCACTAACCCCAAAGCTCGTTTCTGGACATGGGCATTATTTGGCCTAACCGGTTTAGCGATTATCGGGCTTATGGGTGGAATGACTGCTGCTAGGTGGATTGCTCCTGAGTGGTTTATTTTCGCTACTGGCGCGTATACTGCTATAGCTCCAGCTTTTGCCTCGCTTGCAATGGCTAATATCAACCTCAAGAAATAAAGGAAATAATGGAAAACGACGTTGTAGATGGGTACGCTTGCCCAGTAGATCCAATGGACGCATTTCAGTGCGATTCATGCCAGTAAGAATTCTCTAGTATCACTCGAAGAAATTCACTGAGAATATAATGGAAGCACCCGCAGGGGTGCGGTAACAGATTGATCCCCCGGCTCGGCTGAAAAGCCTCCGGGGGATTTTCTTTGGTAAGCTAGTGACATGGTTAAGGAAATCAAGCAATACGGAAAATCAGAAAATCGTGTAGATCCAATGGCCTCGACAAAGGCAACTACTGAAGAAGTCGAACGATTTCACACGAACTCTGACGTAGACCTACGCGCTGAGTCGCAGCACCACACGCTAGGGTCTAGCCCTTCTCAAGCATCTCCAGGAAACCACAACCATGACGGCGGAAATTCTCCACTAATTCTTGACGGTTTAGAGATCACTGGATCTCGTGCTACCGATGCATGGCGCTTATCTGTAAACGCGCTTTTGAAGCGCCTCGGAGCGGACGACAACAGTACAGCGTAATGGCTAGAGGAAAACCAGAACCGACTCTCGAAGATCTCTTCAACTTAGCTGTAGAAGAGATCGACAACTCGGTACGTAAACCAAACATTCTTGCGTACGGACAAAAGCCGTACCCTGAGCAAGAACGATTCCACAAAACTGCGAAGCGTGGGCGCTTCTTGTCGGGAGGAAACCGTGGCGGTAAATCTGATGCTGAGGTTGTCGAAGCAATATGGTGGGCAACGAATACTCATCCGTATATTCCTCGTCCCGAATCATGGGGAAAAGGACCGATCCAGATCCGATTTGTCGTCGTTGATGTTGCTAAGGGTATCGAACAGATTGTATTACCTAAACTTAAAAGATGGACGACGACTTCCATGCTTGTTGATGGAAGTTTTGATAAAAGTTGGGACGCCAAGAACTTCATATTTACGTTCTCTAATGGGTCCACCATCGACTTCGTAACTTGGGGTATGGACATGATGAAGCTCGGTGGTGTTCCTCGTCACTTGATCTTCTTTGACGAAGAGCCTCCACAGAACATCTTTAACGAGTCGATGATGCGTCTGATTGACTACAACGGCTGGTGGGTTATTGCAGCTACTCCGACAAAGGGTATGGGCTGGACCTACGATCTGCTTTGGGAGCCTGCACTAGAAAATCCTGACGGGGAGATCGCCACGTTCCAGCTGTCGGCTGAGCAAAACCCGTACATCGAAGCTGAAGATGACGATATGGATTTCTACATGATGGGCATGGATAAGGAAGAGCGAGAGGTACGTGAGAAGGGTAGCTTCGTAGCACGATCCGGTCTGGTATTCCCTAACTTTGCTCAACAAGCAGAGAAGTATGTTGTGCCTCAGTACCTACCGCCAAAGGACTGGGAATGGTACATGTCGATCGACCACGGTTGGAATAACCCCACCGCGATTTTATGGCACGCTGTAGCTCCAAATGGGGACATCGTTACTTTTGCTGAGAGCTACAAGTCAATGACAACCGTTGCGGAACACGCTGCGATTATTCACGAACGTGAAAAGGCATGGGGCAAAGAGTGCGACATTCGCACAGGCGACCCAGCGCTCAAACAGACATCAGGTATTACTGGCACGTCTGTGCTACAGGCATACGCTGAGCAAGGCATTTATATAGCTGTCGATGGTGTTCCTCGTGCCGTAATGATTGGTATCGAGAAGATGCAGGAATATATGCGTATCCGCCCCAACGGTACGCCTACATGGACTGTGACTGAGAACTGCCACAACTTGATCCGTGAGCTCAAGAAGCTTCGCTGGGCCACGTACTCGTCTGACAAGCAGGCATACGCCATGAATAAGCAGGAAGAAATCCATAAAAAGGATGACCACGCTGCTGATTCAATGCGTTACTTTATGACTCTAATGCCCGATCTTCGTCCCAACGATGGTCGCGTACTTGCACCAAACGAGAAAATACCGACTACAATTCCATATATGGACTTACTAGCAAAAATGAGCAACGATCCAAGTGTTCAGTTTGTTGACGAGTTAGACGACCGGACCCAGTGGGAAACCCACGAGTCCACTGACACCTACTACGGAGATTACTAATGGCTTTTGAAGGCGAAGATGCACGACGTTGGAGCATTACCGATGCTCCCGTTCTACAGCCAGCTGTGGACTTTATTACCAAGTCACCTAACGGCCCATTCATCGACACCGGTATGGATGTCACGTTTGAACAGCGTGGCCGCCTTTACCTGTCGGTAGAGACAATTAAGGAGATGGCAGAGGTTGCTGGTCTTCTCAATAACAAGAACGCTCAAGAGTTGAGCTTGCACGAACTAGAAATTGCTAACGAAGCTTATGCTCGTGGCCTAAGAGATAATGAGGAACTCGTTGGAAAACTTAGCTCTATTATTAGCCGCATGTCTCCTGCCTTTAGCGATGCTATCGCTACTAGCGTGGAAACTGCTATTGACCTTACGTCAAGCACAGGAAGCGAATCTGGAGTCGCAGATAGCGATCCTCTCGACATACAAGCAGCTCCTGTCCGAAAGCGGAAGTAGAGAAGAGAGATTATCTCAACTCGTAGCGGCCAAAGACGCAATGACGTTCCAAGCGTTAGCGGCAATGACGCCAGTTCAGGAGTATGATGGATTTGAAGACTTTGACCCATCAGATGAAGGCGAAATTGCCCGAATTCAAGAACGTAACCCCGGATTAGTAGAGGATCCCGTAAATGAGTATGAGCACTCCTTCCTCGCAGAAATTGGACTCGGCGGAGAATTCACCGACCCCGACTAAACTGCCTGTCGATGACGGCCTCAACATGAAGAGCTTCGCAGCGTCTAAGGATGCTGCGAAGCTTGCCGCATGGGTAAAGAGCGAATACACCAAGGCTAAGCAAGCCCGTACTCAGCGTCAGTCGCAGTGGTACATGAACATGGCGTTCTTTTATGGCCAGCAGTGGGTACAGCAGTCTGGCAAGAACTACCCACAGGACATGCAGGGCCGTCTGGTCATGCCTAACAAGCCCTATTACAACCAGCGCAAGGTAATCAACCGTACCCGCGCTTTCGTGCGCTCAGAGCTCGCACAGTTCCTCTCAGCTATCCCTAACGCTGTAGCTGTCCCCGCAACCGCTGAGGACGAAGACGTAAGGGCCGCCTACGCTGCTGAGCAGGCCTGGCAGTCGATCTCTGAAACTCAGAAGCTCCGCTACCACTTCTCTCGTGCAATGTGGTGGACCACTGTTACAGGTAACGGTTTCATCAAGACATGGTGGGATCAGGACGCTACCGACAAGGTATCCGGCCAGCAGGGTGTCATCAAGTACGGTGCCGTAACCCCATTCCACCTTTTCGTTCCAGATCTTCGTGAACAAGACATTGATGACCAACCATTCGTGATCAACGCATATACGAAGCCTGTGTCGTGGTGCTACCGCTACTTCGGTGACACTCTCAAGGGCGTAGATCTGAAGCCTAGCGTTACCTCCGCTAACCAGATCATTGAAGAGGGCTACCTCAACTTGAGTAACGGCGTAAGCAACGCTCCTGACTCAGTGATCGTGTATGAAACTTGGTTCAAGCCCGGCGCTCACAAGCTCATGCCAGAGGGCGGTGTCGTAATCTCGATCGACGACTACGTTGTATCGATGACTCAGAACGGCATGCCATACAACCACGGCCAGTACCCATTCACCAAGTTTGAGCACATTCCAACCAGCACGTTCTACGGCGATTCTCCACTTGTTGACCTGAACCCTCTCCAGCGCGAATACAACACTTTGCGTTCTCAGATCGCTGAAGCCGGAAACCGTATGGCTAAGCCTCAGCTGTTGGCTCAGAAGGGATCTGTTATTCCTTCTAAGATCACTAACGAGCCCGGTCTGGTTATCGAGTACAAGGCTGGTTTTGCAGCTCCTACCCCGATTCAGCTGTCGCCTCTGCCTCAGTACTACGTAGATCAGCAGGATCGTGTTCTTACTGATATTGAAGATATTGGCGGTCAGCACGACGTTTCACGTGGAAACGCACCTGCCGGGGTTACTGCCGGTACAGCTATTTCGTTCTTGCAGGAAGCTGACAACTCGTACCGTACTCCTCAGTACCAGAACATTGAGGACGGCTACAGCCGTATCGCTCAGCAGACTATCGAGAACTTTGTACAGTTTGTCGACATCCGCCGCAAGATCAAGACCATTGGTGCTGACGGCTCGTTCGACACTATGCTCCTCACTGGCGCAGATCTGAAGAACGGTACAGACATCCGTATCCAGCAGGGATCATCTGTCGGTGTCTCTAAGGCAGCTCAGGATGCTCGTGTCATGGACATGTTCGGCATGGGTCTGATTGACCAGCCTCTCGCTCTTCGCCTCCTTGAGGTTGGTGGAGCTCAGAAGATCCTCGACATTATGCAGGTGGCAGAGCGTAAGGCTCAGCGTGAAAACATCAAGATGAAGATGCTGAACCCACAGCAGATCCAGTCAGCTGACCTACAGTTCCAGTTACAGATGGCGCAGATGCCTATGGATCCAATGATGGGGATGCCAGAAGCCCCTCCCGTCATTCCTGTCGACGACTTCGATATTCACGAAAAGCACATCGAGGTACACAACACCTTCCGTATGTCGCAAGAGTACGAGATCCTTCCACAGGAGCTCAAGGATCAGTTCGACAAGCACGTAACTATGCACGAACAAATGCTGCAACAGGCCGCTATGCAACAGGCTATGCAGCAAATGGCTATGGGCGTAACTGACCCTAATGCACCCGCCCCAGAAGAGGGCCCCGGTGCTACTATGAGTAGTAATGGACAAGTTCCAGACATGACCCCCAACCCCGGAGCATAACAATGGCAAACTTTGACGTAAACGCTGACAGCACCCCTGTCCTCGTTAACAAGAAAGCAAACACCAAGCCTACAATCGTAGCGCTTCGCGCAGCTATCGCAGGTGACGCCGTAGCAGCTTCCTACCCAGCAGCGTTTCTTGACGCAGCTACCAAGGATGACCTGATCTACGTTTGCAAGACTCACGGCATTTCTGTCGTAGGCCTGTAATCAGTCATATACTGAGTATAGGAAAAACCCCCAACTAGCTAGGGCCTCGTGAGAGGTACGGCAAGGAGAATAAAAATATGGACACCCAAGAGACTGAAGGTACAGCGCCAGTTGAAGATCTCGGCGGAGATATTCAACAAGAAGCGACAGGGCCGGAAAGCGATAGCGGAATTAACCCCGCATGGGAACCCATCAGAGAAAAGCTGGGCGACGCTCACTTTCAGTTGATTCAAGGCGAACTGTCGAAGTGGGACCAAGGCGTAAATAAGCGTTTTGAGTCCATCAATGAACAGTACGCACCGTACAAGGAACTCGGTACTCCCGAGGAACTGACCAATTACAAAAACATAATTGAGCAGATGGATTCAAATCCTGAAGCCATGTACGAGGCTCTTGGAACTTTCTTGCAGGAAAACGGTCGTATGCCGTCAAAGCAAGAAGCTCAAGACATTGCTGATGAAATTGATGAAGAATCCGAAACTTCCGAAGATCCGCGCATTGCGGAACTCGCACAAGGGCAGGAGCAGATTCGTCAGTTCCTTGAAGCCCAGCAGGAAGCAGAGATTCAAGCACAGGCTGAGTCCGAACTCAACGCAGAGATTGCAGATCTGGAATCTACGCGTGGGTACTCTAAGGATGATATGCAGGAGATCATCCGTACAGCTGCTTTTCTCAGTTCACAGTCAGACAAGGTAGTCCCGCTCTCTGTAGCAGCTGACCAGTTCGACGCATTACGTGAACGAATCCTCACCCAACCCCGTCCCGGAGATTCAGCTCCGAAGTTACTCCCTACCTCTGGTGGATCCCCATCAGCGCAGCAGGGCAAATCTGTAGGGGATCTGTCTCGCAACGAGACTCAAGATCTGATTGCAGCTTTCCTGTCGCAGAGTAACAAGGACTAACTCCAACCCCAACAAAGGAAACGATAATGGCAGCAACACTGTCCACCATTACGCCTCTCCTCAAAGAGGTGTACGAGGGCCGTATCCGCGAGCAGCTCAACAACGAAACCACCGCACTGAAGCGCATCGAGCGCTCCACCTCGGGTGTTTCTAACGAGACTGGCGGCAAGTACGTAACCTTCCCCGTCCACACCCGTCGTAACGCTGGCCTCGGCGCACGTAACGAAATGGAAGCTCTCCCCGCTGCTGGTCAGCAGGGTCACGCATCCGCTCGTATCGGCCTGAAGCACCAGTACGGTGGAATCCAGCTGACCGGTCAGGCTATCGCAATGTCGAGCACCGACCCTAAGGCTTTCGCAAAGGTTATCGACAACGAGATCGAAGGCCTGAAGAACGACTGGAAGAAGGACCTGAACCGTCAGGTTTACGGTTCCGGCGATGGCGCTATTGGCACTGTACGTGCGAACGGCACCGGCGTTAACATTGTTCCTGTAGCAGACGCTCGTCTGTTCCAGATCGGAGCAGTTGTTGACGTTGTAACCCTTCCATCTACCGTTGCTGTGTCAGCTCGTACCGTTACTGCGATCGACCTCACCGCAGGTGCAAACACTGTAACCCTGTCGGGCGCTACCTTCAACGTAGCAACCGGTCAGATCCTTGTTCGTACCGGTTCTGGTCCTTCGGCTTCTGGTAACCGCGAAATCACCGGTTTTGGTGCGATCATCGCAGCTTCCGGTTCGCTGTACAACATTGACCCAGCATCCGAGCCTGAATGGACCGCAGAGGTTTCCGCTAACGGTGGAACCGCTCGTGCCCTTTCTGAAGGTCTGATGATCCAGATGGCTGACCGTATCCGCACCCGCGGCGGTAAGACCACTGTTATCTTCCAGTCCCTCGGTGTGCGTCGTAGCTACTTCAACCTGCTTTCGCAGACTCGTAGCACCGTTAACCAGCAGGAATTCAAGGGTGGTTTCACCGGCCTTGCGTTCACCACTGACAACGGCGAAATCCCAGTTATTGCGGATGTCGACGCTCCTCTTGGTAAGCAGTACTTCGTCAACGAAGAGGCTCTTACCTTCTACCGCGATCAGGAAGCTCACTGGCTTGACCGTGACGGAAGCATGTGGAAGCAGGTTCGTGACAGCTCCGGCGATTACGACGCTTACTACGCTCGTCTGGTTGAGTACCACGAACTTGGTACTGACCGCCGTAACACCCACGGTTTGATCTCGGACATCATTGAGTCCTAGGCCATAGCCAACTAAGAGGCCCTATCCGGTACAATCGGATAGGGCCTTTTATTTTAGGAGTTTTTGTGGAATACCAGTATCCGTTCTTCAAAGAAGGAGCGTACCTACCTGCTGGTCTGTCGATGGCAGATTACATGTACGAGGTGTACAAGCGCGGATGGTTCCTCGATCCTAACGGAAACCCGTACGCCACTAACATCATTGTGTCGGAAGAGACTCCGACAGGTGAGATGGAAATTGGTAATGGTTGGGTAGACCCAACTACAGATATTCTGAAGGTTTGGTACGGCGACACTTGGAACACTGTTTCACAAGGTCCTCAAGGTCCTACAGGTCCAACTGGACCAACCGGACCTACTGGGTTGACTGGTCCTGCTGGTCCTCAAGGAGATCCGGGTCCTACGGGAGCTACGGGATCTACGGGAGCTAAAGGTGACACTGGAGATACCGGACCCGCAGGAGCTGACGGTATTACCCCTACGTTGTCTCTTGGAACTGTCACGACTGGAGCTGCTGGCTCGTCAGTCGTCATAACGATCACTGGAACTGCCCCTAACTATGTCATCAACTTCACTATTCCACGAGGCGACACTGGCGCTACAGGCGCGACAGGAGCTACAGGCGCGACTGGGGATCAGGGACCCCAAGGACCTCAGGGAGTCCAAGGCGATGTTGGCCCTACTGGACCTACCGGAGCTACCGGCGCTACTGGAGCTACTGGCCCCGCTGGACCCGGAGTTCCTGCCGGAGGACTAGATGGACAGGTTCTGACCAAAACCTCAGACTCTACCGATTACGCAACTGCGTGGGAAACTCCTACGGCGGCTAACGGTATCCCTACGGGCGGAGCTGCGGGCGAAATTCTCGCTAAGAACTCAGCTACTGACTTTGACGCTACGTGGATTCCTAACTACGCTCGTCAAGTAAAGCACCTTGTAATGAACCAAACTGGTAGCACTATTCCTAAGGGTTCTGTTATCTATATTTCTGGTGCTAATGGTACAAACATGCTGGCTGCTTTAGCAGACGCAGATACCGAGCCTACTAGCTCTAAGACAATGGGTATTGTCGAGAACGACATCTCTAATGGAGCTGAAGGCTTTGTCGTAACTGAAGGTTTGGTAGCTGGCCTAAACACTAACACCGCTACCGCTGGTCAGTCTGTGTGGCTATCGAGTACTCCCGGAGGCTTTGTTTATGGCGCTCCTCCGGCTGAGCCAGCTAACTCGGTATACCTCGGCGTAGTTACCCGCGTACAGACCAACAACGGAGAAATCTTTGTCAAGGTACAAAACGGTTACGAGCTTGACGAGCTACACGATGTATTTGTCGGAAGTGCAGCTACTGGTGACCTGCTTGTAAAGACCTCTACAGGATGGGGAAACCAGTCCTTAGCTACCGCAGGTATTGCTACTACGTCTGCTTTGACTTCGGGCCTTGCAGGTAAAGCGAATACTTCACATACTCACGCAACTGCCGACGTAACTTCTGGAACATTTGATATTGCGCGTATCCCCACAGGGACTACGGGAACAACAGTATCTTTAGGTAACCACACTCACGACGACAGGTACTACACCGAAACAGAAACAAACAGTTTACTGTCAGGTAAAGCAAACACTTCTCACACTCATGCAGCTTCCGACATCACCTCAGGTTCTTTAGATAAGGCGCGTGGTGGAACGGGCGTAACTACGGGAGCCGGTCTCGTACCAATTATTCCAACGTCCGTCACTAACTCCTCCGGTTCTGCTTCTTACAACTCCACCACTGGCCTAGTCACAATAAGTAGCTGTGGTGACGCGATGATTAACGGAGTGTTTACTTCTGCGTATAAAAACTACAAAGTTGTTTTCAACGCTTCGGGCAGTGCCAACACTAACTACGGTGCTATTGCGGCTATCGGTCTTTGTAGCGGTGGCTCTAAAAATAACAGCAATAACTACACGTACACTAACTGGTATACGCAGTCTGGTTCTAACGGTAACGGTGCTGGTAACAGTACAGGCACTAACTGGATGTTTCTTGGTTACCACAAAGATTTTGTGTTAGAAGTTTTTCAGCCAGCAAATGCTTCAACAGGAACAATGCTATCTTTTACGGGCATGTATAACCACACTTTG